GGGTCGTAACCATTAGCAATACAGATGTAAACTCTGTAATCACTATTCATTACATAAAAATTTGCACCATATAAATTAGATGCACCAGTTTGTCCAGCAGTATTACTTCTACTATAATCGTCTCTATAATAATCGTATGTTGTACCAGAAGTCCAACTTAGTTTTCTTATAACTCTTTTTACATCACCAGCATTGATTTTCTTCAATGCCAACATTGTGTCCCAATATCTATCTTCTTCTCTGAAAGAATCAATAGGATCAGGAACATTAGTATCCCAATCTGATTGAACATCAGTTGCATTAGGCAAATTAATAAAACTGTAATAGCTATTAGTTGTTGTCTTGATGCCTGCCGCAAAATTAGCAGCATTCAAGACCCTCAATTGATCTGTTATAATAGCAGACATTTTTAGACTTTTTTCTTTATTTAGTAGGAACGCTTAATGTTTTTCAATCTTCTAATTACAGGTGCTGTAGATAGCCCTGTAATACCATCACTAGTCACTACACTAAATGCATGAGGGTCACTATCTCTAGTAACTCCAGTTAATTTACCAAAACTATAATTACCAAAGTAGTTATTCATCAATGGAGTTGCAAACCCTTCTGTAGAAGAAACACTAACAGTAACTCTTTGTACTCCAGTTGTACCAATACCAATTACAACACTTTCACCATATTCAACTGCCTGACAGCGATATATGTTATCTAGATGAGTAGTACCAACACCAACTGCACTTGTACCTGCATCATCTTCATAGGATGTTACTCCAGCACCAACACTAGTATTATGTAAGTAGAAGAAGTCACCTGCTTCTATTTGTGGGAGAGTAACAGAAGTACCAACACGTACTGGATCCCTCATAAGCATGTCAGTGAATAAATCAAGTACAAGTCCTGTCTTAGCAGTACCAACAGATGTTGCAGCAACACCAGCAATAATACCAAAGTCACCTGTAAATACTGGGGTACCAAGAGTATCAGCAACTCCAGTTGGTTCTCCAAGAAGAACCATTGGTATTGATGTATTAGTATAACCAGTACCTGCATTAGTAATAGTCACTTCAGTAATTGTTCCAGCAGCACTAACTGTTGCAGTAGCAGCAGCACTAACTGTTACACCTGAATAGGTACTAATAGAAACAGTAGGAGCAGCAGTATAACCAAGTCCTGATGCAGTCAAATCAAGACTAATTGTTCCTGTATCAGAAACAATAGCAGTTGCTGCAGCAGAAACTTTATCTGCATTCTCATCACTAATAACCAAATTCAAATCAGCACCTGTATAGGCTTCTTGACTATCATCAAACAGAGGACGTACACTCTGAACAAAAATGGTAGTTGAACCAATGCCAACATTCTGAATAATCCTAGTAGCAGGAGTTATAGCAGACTCATTAATAATTCTTCCCTTAGAAACATATACACCATCAACTACAATGTCATCCTTTTGCTTACTCCATGACATTGCACGTTCTAATGCAGTATCAGTAGTAATTCCAGGTCCAAAGTACTGAACTGTTTTAAACTTATCAGAAGTTTGAATACCACTAACAATACGATTATTTTGATCCAATCCGAATGTTGTTGACTTAGTAGCATCATCACGAAGACGTATTTTATCACCCTTCTTAATAGTTTCTATAACGTCAACAAATACTGAGTCAGTTAGAGAACCCTTGAAGTAGTATATCTTCAATGTATCACCTGCTTTAGGTGCTTCGAAGAAGTCAATAACACTACCACCCTTAAATTCAAATGAAACTCCAGGATCCTGAAGAATATCATTAATAAAGATGATTAAGTTATCTTGAATTCTTATTGGAGAACCCTTAGCAGAACGAAGTGAAATAATATTACCAGATTTGGTAATTGTAAATGATTTCTTGACACCATCGAAGTATGCACTGAAATCATCAAGAATTTCTAATTGTCCAAATGTCCAACCAGTGAACTTATCATCATGTACAGATTCAACAATAACCTGGAAATCCTTAAAGTTTGCAGAAGTTCCAGTTGTTGGAATACCAGCAAATGATGCTGTATTAGCGGGAACAGTTAATACATCACCAATTGCATAATTACGTCCAGTATTAACTATAGTGAAGTTAGTTACACTATTACCCATTCCAACTGTTATATCTACAGTTGCATTTACACCACTAGTAGTAGACCCACCTGCAGCAACTAGAGGAATATTTTCGTATCCAGTAGGAGCATCTATCCAAACTTTAGGTGGATTTGTAAATGTAAATCCAGTACCAGGAGAGGTTACATCAATGCTTGTAATATATCCACTATCAACAATAGCAGTACCAATAGCAGTTCTATTTGGATATCCAGTAGCACCAGAAGTACCAACTCCTACGTATACTGTCTGAATACCAATTCTATAACCACTACCACTGTTTGCAATGGATACAGAGGAAACTGTACCAGTATCAGAGATAACAGCAGTACCACCAGCAGCAACAAGTGGTTGATATCCCATTCCTTCAGAAGAACCAACATTAACAAGAACACCACCTCTAGGAAGTGTACCAACGTTCAAATCTGCACTTACTGAAGAAGCAGTACCAGTAAATGATATCTCAGTAGTTGTAGCCTTTTCTTCAAGGGTATAATCAACACTTGGACCTTGGAATATCTCATTTAAGAGAACTACACCATTATTAGTAGAGAATCCAACAACATTAGACTCGTCCTGAGTCATTGTAAATGTTGCAGCAATTCCAGTGAAATCTTTAGATAATGAATCAAAGAGATAGTTGTTTTCATAAGCAACTGAATCATCTGCTTCTGCAGTTCTGATAAAGACTCTACCTTGGAAAGTAGAACGAGTTGTTAGTCCTGCATAACCTTCTTCACCATAAGGAGGTTCAACAAAGTTAATTGAGTTGCCAAGGATAGTATAGTTTCCATCATACTTGGTTATAACAGCACCAGCAGTATGAATACCACCGCTACTACCTAACCACCCTCTATCAACTAATAATTGATCAGCAAGGTTATAACCAGTAGACTTAACCCTCATGAATTCTTCATCAATCTTAATTAAGTCACCACCAATCATAGATCCAATACCAGTGATACGAGCGTTCACCTGGGTTGCATTCATAGTGCTAACCAAACCAACAGTAACACCAGTTGATACGATAGGTGACTGAAGATTATTATCCAAAGCAACTAATGCTTTAGTGTTCTGCTTATCTTGAGTGAAGGAATGAGATACACCAGCACCAGTAGTAGTAAAGTCTAGAACTGTTGGAGGTGTTGCAAGAGCATCAGATGCAGTAGGAGAAATTCTAAATTTATCCTCACTAAGTTTTACAGCATATACTGTAGAAGGAATAGCACCACCAGATGTCTGAATACCAGTTCCATCATTAGCATAGGTTAATTTTTCACCAGTAATTAAGAAGTGATCTGCAAACTGTAAAGTGTTTGCATTTATATCAACAACTGTTGTATCTTCATCAGGACTCCAATTCTTCTTAAAGATGGGTCTGTTTCTATGAGTGAGATCAAAATTACGTTTAACAACAGAAAGAGTACCAGTGTAAGTACCTTCCCCATTGCGGAGTTGTCCAACCGAATTACCATCTCCTATTCCTATAGTATTAATACCAACTAAAGTTCTTTGATTTTCAACTGCTTGTCCAAATACTCTAACCTTAGTAGCAATGTTTGCATTAGGAGTAAAGTATAAGCAGAAATCAGAACCAGAGAATCCAGCACCAACTGTTCCTAATCCAGAAACAATAGAACCAGTTGGAGAATCATATGATAGTACTTGTCCATATTCTGCCTCATACATCTCAGTGACTATTCCATCACTTGCCTGTATGGTAAGTATTTCTTTTAATTCTGTCTTACTATTTGTAGTATCTTCAATAGAAACGAACCAATAGCAACCTTCATACTCATCACTAGTAAATCCAGAAACCCTATTTTCTCCAGGAGTTGCAGAAGAAGTAATTGATGTATAGAAGGATCCCATCATCGATTCTACCATCGTGGTAGTACCGACACCTGTATTATTTGCACTTAACTCATAATCAACAACTTTAACAGCACAGTTAGTGTTAATACCTGCAGCAGGATAGAAATTAAGGTTAGTTAATCCACTTGTTTGAACACCAAAGGTTCCAATAAATCCACCAGTAGATAAAGTACCATATTCAATAAATCCAGTGGCAGCATCAGTAGTACCAGGTATAACATTAACCTCAGTTAATTGATGAGTACTGATACCTTCTGTAGTCTGCATAACTTCAACAATTATCTTGTTGCCAGCAGAATTAGATGGATTTGCTTGCCAAATCGTAGTTCCAGCACCAATAGCAGTTGTAGTAGTAAATCCAGTTATTGTAACTAAATCGCCTACAGTAGTAGAACCAATACCACTCTGTCCACCTGTCTGGATACCAGACATCCTATTAAAATCAACAGAGATGAAATCAATAACATAATTGTTTAATTCATACTTAGTTGGATGGAAATTAACGTTTGCATAAGCACCACTAAACACATAATCAAAAGAACCTAAGATTCCTTGACTATCAACACTGTACTGGTTGATATAAGCATAAGAACCATCAGATACAACGTTAAAGAAACCACACTGGTTCTCTCCAGTATAACGAGTATCTTTTACGTTATAGAAATACCTATGACTTGTAAACTGTTCTTTCTCAACAAAATCAAACTTCTCAAATGGGTCAGTTCTAGGCTTACTATTGAATAAATCACCAATATCATCAATTGATAGAACTCTATTAGTTCTTGCTTCTTCATAATCAGTGAGAATTCTATTCTCTAAAACAATTTCCTTAGAAACTGTTGTCTGGTTTTCAGTGCTAATTCCAGCAACTTCAACAGTTAATTCTGTGGCATTATCAAAATCTAACCTAGTATCAACGTCAGTAGTTGATATTAAATCAACTTTAATTGATACTTCCTGTCCACCAGCAGCATTTGCTGCAGCAGCACCAATACCAGCATTAGGGAATCCCTGCCCACCATTACCATAAACACCATGTCCCTGTTCGTCAGCATCACTAGGTCTTCCATCAAATGATTCAAGTTCCATATCAGAGAACTTCTTAAATCCACTGGTATGAACAATCTCACTAACTACATCTTTCCAACTAGCATACTGAACAGGTGACTTAACAGAATAAGCAAATGATTGATAATAATCACTATCATGCAATCTCTGTCTAGAATCATTTAAGAATCCAGTTACTTCATGGAATCCTTTCTTCTGTTCAACAAGAGGTCCAACATCGAAAGTAGAATCAAATTTTTCAATTGAATGTATAAATCCAACCTGATTTGACGAACTACCCTCTATTTGCTTACCAGATTCAAATACGTCACTAGTAGCAACTCTAAGAGTATTATTATTTCTATTCCATCCAACTATAGTACCAGTTTTTGTTCCTGTAAGTGTTTCTTGAGTAATCTTCTCTTTAATACTAAAATCACCCTTTCTAGTAATAGGAACAAATCCAGGGAAATGTTTTTCCGGTATTACCCTACCTGCTGACTTATCTGGATTATATTCACCAGGATTATCATTTTCTAATACAAAAGTAACCTTTGGATTAGCACCACCAAGATTAGGTGTTACAGAATTAAGAGTAAAGAGGTTATAGTTATATTCACTGGAGTTGTATCCAAATCCAGTAGTAGCAATACCAACACCCTCAACAAGAACCTTATCACCAACTGAGAATGGGAATTCCATTCCTGTAGAGAAATCGGTATCTAAAGTAAGTTCAACAGTTGCATTTGAAGTTGTAAATCCTACCGTCTCAATACCAACTCCATTAGAATTGTGGATTGGTATTACAGTTGGATATGGATCTTGAAGTCTCTTAGTATTCTCTACAATATGAACACTAGAAACACCAACAGAACCAGAAACTTCTGATGTAATATCCATCTCAGTAAGGATTTGATCACTTACCCTATCCTTAACAACAAGTTTTGGTGGAGTTGAATAATTTTTTCCTCCAGAACTTAATCCAATATGATCTAAAGTTCTAAATCTATCAACTTTAAACAGACTTGGTAATGCACCAGTAGGACGTAAAGTTTGGTCGTATGGGAACTCATACCCAGGATTATCAATTTGTGTTCTCTTAACTTGTCCTATTGAACTACTTTCTACTCTTAAAATACAACCATTTCCATATGTTGTAGCAGCAGTTCCAGTATAAGTTCTAGTTACAGTAGAAATACCAGGAATACTCTTATATCCATATCCAGTATTAGTTACCTTAATATCAGCAATTGGTCCTAAAGCACCAGCAGATGATGTCTCATAAGACATCTTCGCAGTAATATCTGTATATTCAGCACTTTCTGGTTCATAAGGAACATTAAAGGTAAATGTTGTTGATGCTAAGGAAGTTATTTTATGATTTCCATCATATAGAGAATCAACTAATTTAATAGTGTTATAATTCTTAACAGTCTTATCTGTGATAATCTCAGATTGAACTGTAGTAATTCTATCTGGATTAACTGGAGTAAGATTATAATAAAGTATCTCAGGAGTTCTAGCATTAGTTTGTAAGAAAACTCTACCTCCAGTTATACCTACAGAACCACTACTTGTAACATCAAATTGGTCTGCAGTTGCAGTTAGGTATTCATGTTTAAAGTCCTTATCTCTGAAGAAATTAACAGAGAACGCAGAATATGTTGTTCCACCTGAAACATTAGCCAGTGAACTATCTGCAACATTAAATTCTAACTTCTGCCCTCTAGTGACATTGATAATTGGGTTAACTGGTAATAATGAATGTAATACAGCACCACCAGTAGATGCTAAAGATACATGCTCAGGATACTGAATAGTTGCATTATAATAATTTGATGCCAACTTAAGTGTATCAGCATTATCTCTAATTACGTAATAAGAAGTATTATTAGTTAATCCAGATACTACACTGGTTGATTCATATAATACTTGATCACCAGTACTTAATCCATGATTGGTAATACTAAGAGTATTATTAGTAGTACTTACATTATCTTGTACGAAAGTTGCTAATCCAACAGTAGCCTTTCTATTATAATCATTATACTTAACAGTGTATGAAGATGTTATACCAGGTAAAACATCTAAGAATACAGTATCACCAACTCCAAGTCCATGTGCAGTCGTTGCAGTCGCTGTAACAACTACCTTTTCAAGCATACCAGTAAGTTGTACATCTGTAGTTGTTAATGAATGAGTTACACCAGCACCAACGTTATGGAAATAAAGTTGTGTAGCAGCAGTAGAAGCAACACCGACATATGTTCCTTCTGAACCAACTCCAACTGGCATTGTTGATAAACCAATCAGATTATTAGTCAACTTAATAGAATATACCTGACTTGGTAAATTAAAATTATTAGTACCATCAGTAGATACTGAAACAACTGTTCCACCACCAGCAGAATAAGTTAATGACTGTCCTGTTATAAATTCATGCCCTGGAAGATATATTGACCTGTATGGAACAAGAAGATCTGTAGTTGCTAAACCAGGTGCAGTAATTGATAAAGTGCTATTAATACCAACTCCTGAAGTAGTTCCTACTGCAACAACTTCAGATGGATCAAAATAAGTACTCTTTTGTAATTTAATATCAGTATCAGTATTAACACCAACATTAATAGTTAAACCACGTGGTTTTTCTTCAATAATGGCTCCAGCTGTATATGCTGTACCTACTGTTCCACCATATTCTCTTATAACTCTAACTCTTGAATTAAATTCATCTATATTAACAACAAATAATTGTTCTGTTGATATACCAATAACATCATCTGGTTGAAGAATTTTTATATCACCATTAATTGGAATATATGTTACTATTCCAGTAACAGAGGTATTACCAATAGCACTAGCAACTTTGAATACAGATGTCTGAACACCGATGGTATAAACACCATCCAAATTAATAATAGACTGTGATGATATACCAGAAACTCTTATATAATCACTATTCTTGAAATTATGTGGTTGAGGTGTTCTGGCAAGAATTGACTTCTTATCTCTTAATACTTCAAAAGTAACTCCTTCTTTTCTAGTAGTAGAAGAATTGAGTTTAATTATATCTTTACCCTTAATCTTTTTAACCCTAGCAGATGCATTAATACCACCTGTTTCTGTATTTTCAAATTCAATTTTATCATTAACTTTATAATCATATCCACCATCTTCAATAACAACTTCTTCTATGTTTCCAGGAGCAGAGTAAACAACAGACGCAAATTCGTCAATTATCTTATCTGGACGTGCCACATACTCATAATCACTTTCAGTAAATGAAAGTTTGTATGGATAGATGTTTCTTACATAACCTCCCTTCTCCAAATCAATTTTATCTGTAATTGAATCAGGACTGAAGTTAAATGTGTCTGGTTTTGATTTAAATGCTTCTCCTACAGCATATGGGAATACGGGAGTGAAATACTTGTCAAATGTAGCATCTTGCTGAGAAGAACTATCAATAGTAGCAAAGTATGCGTATGTACCCTCTGGATAGTCAGGAGTCTTACAGAAACGCCCGTTATACTTGTCTAAGTCACCTTTATTGGTAAATGTGTAATCATTGGTAAATGAACCCAATGGCCAGTCACCAACGCTAGGTCCAAGTTGTCTAGTGGCACTAAGTTCATATCCAGGAATCATTCTCCGAATAACACCACCATCAATCCTATCAAATCCATATGGACCGTAAATTGGATTTCCATCATAAGCAAATCCAATTATTGGAGAATGGTTATCAGAAACCTCTTCAGCATTCTCATATTCCAAATCATAGGTACCATAATCCTTTTCACCGTTTAATTTCAAGGATGGGAGCATTTCCCTTAATTTTCTAGGAGCATAAAGGTGTGTAAACTGCGAACCAAAGTTAGCAGTACTATTCTCCATAAATCCATCATCAAGTTTGATTAAAGTGCGGAAACGGTTAACATTATCAAGTTCCCACCTCTTAACTCTAGGATCAAGTACAGGTGCTCTACCAGCGGCGTTTACAGCGGTTTCTACGCTTAAGAAAGACCTATCGGTAACAAATCCAACACCACCACTTACAACCGTCACAGAGGTGATTATACCGCCCTCTATGACTGGTGTTAACGTAGCAAAAGTACCAATACCAGATGTAATAATTTCTGGAGGTGAATTATATCCAGAACCACCTCTAGTAACGATAACTTGTTCAATTTTACCGTCTTTTACAATTGGACGAAGTTCAGCACCTGAACCAGCAAGTAAATCAATATTTGGAGCACGATTATAACTGATAATGGAAGAATTACCATATCCTGTTCCATTTTGAGTCAAATCGACTGAAGTAATTGATCCCCTAACAACAGGAATCATTGTTGCGTGATAATTACCCAAATCAGACGAAATACCAATTTCTCCAGTAATAGAAACTGAAATTGGTTGATAATTGAAGATATGAGTTCCTACACCAACACTTGTTAAGTTTACAAAGGTTCCATTATCATAATCAGTCGTTAATGTACCTCCAACACCAGCATTCGCTAATCTGAAGTTATTATCATCAACAATAAGTGCTTGATATTGATTACTTGCATTTAATCCACCAATTACACTTCCAGTGGATGAATAAGTCAATATTTCGCCATTTGAATATCCATGATTCTTAATATTGATTGAATTATTATAAGTACTGATTCCTGTAGTAATAACAGTGCGTTTTTTGTATTCATAACCACTTCCAGGGTTAGTTACGAATATCTGGTCAATAACATTCTTCTTTTTAACACTTTCAAACTTCTGAGTACCTGATCCTTTATCAGAAAGGTCTACAGTGTTAATTCCAGCAATAGCATCATCAAAATGAGAGTGTAATGATATAGTTGTGTTATCAACAAGTCCCACAAAGTAAATTGCACCATCACCTAGACTTGTTGTACCAGTTCCAACTACAGTACCCTTGTTTTGACGATAAAATACTCTTTCACCATTATTAAACAAGTGATAAGTTGTAAATCCAACTGTATTGTTAGAAGTATTAACACCAACTTCAACGTCAAGAGTAGGAGCATGAACTCCTTGCCTCATTTTAGCTTCTGCAGTCGCTCCACTACCATTACCACCACTAATAGTGATTTGTGGTTTCTCTAAGTAATCAAAACCTGAATATGTAACGTCAATACGCTCAAAACCACCTCTTACGTTAACATGTCCGGTTGCACCAACACCAGCAGCGTCAGTAATCAACAATTCTGGTGGATTTATAACATCATGTCCACTTCCACCCTCTGTAACAAGAATTTCATCTAAAGGACCGTAGTATATACCATCTCTTGATTTGTAATTAGCAAGTTCAACTCCATTTACAAACATACCTGTCTTTTCACCAGGAATTGTTGTAAATTCATCTCCAGAGGAATCAAATACTGGATCAGAGAACCTTCTTACTAGTCTTTGGGAATCTATTGCCTTATCTTGTAATCTACTAGCAAATTGATGTGTAGTAATACCAGCACTATTACCAGTTACATTAATAAACTTAGATGCATCGATGTTTGCACGAGAATATGCTAATTTAAAGGATTGGTCATCAACTTTATAAGCAAAGTATGTTCCTTCTGTAAGAGGACTTAATGGGAGTGTTGTTGTAGAAGTAGAAACTACACCATCAACCAAAGTAGATGATTCAGTTGTTCCTGGGATGTAATAAACTTCATCACCAGTTTTAAAATCATGATTTCTAGTAGTAGAAATCGTTTCACCAGCAAATGTTGCTGCAACCTTAACACTAATACCCCTTAAATCAGCATTTAATTGTTGGTTGGCATAATATGGTATAGAAGAAGATGTTACATAAGTTTGATGTTCTGATTTTCCTTCAATATAATCATGTGGAGCATTGGTATGCTTTGGCCCCACCATCTTTCTACCATTATGAGTATGATATGGACCAGCATAAGGACTTCCACTAACAATACCAACTACATTTAAATCATATGCGTTAGCAACGTTAGCACTAAACTTATAAGTAGGTTGTTTAACAGCAGGAAGAACTTCTGCTCTAATAAGTTCCTTTCTTGCTTTAAATTGTACATTATAATCAATAGAACCTAATCCATCAAGAATAGCAACTTTATTAGATGGTACATCAACAACAGTACCTTGTGTTTCTGATTGAGTTGATTGATTAACTAAGGTTACTAAATCACCAAGGAATAAAAGGTGTACTTCTGGACAGGTAATTTTAGTGTTACCATTACCAATATCCTCAATAGTTTCAATATTAAAGAGGTTAGTAACATTATAAACCCACTCAGTAAATGTTTTATCTTTATCTTTTAAAGTACCTAAATTCTGAACATCAATACTATCTCCAGCAACCATTTGCTTACTTGGTCCTGGAATCATAAAGTCACTTACTACACCTGTTATTCTAAGGGTAATTTTATCTCCATCATTATTATATGCATAAACACTAGAACTTAATCTAACTAATGAATTTTTATCAAAATTAGTTGTATTACCAGATAATCCTAAAAACTGAGTTGTAGTTTTACTTGTATAAGTTACAGTATATTCAACGGTATCCTTTGTTATTATTAATGTACCAGATGATGGAAATCCTATAGTAGAATCAACGTATATGGTATTAACATCAGCAATTTCATCTGTTACAGTTCTGGTAGTAGGTGTAACGCTAAATTTACCATAAATTGAACCTGATTCACTAATATCTTTATCAGAACCTGCATCAAGACTTATTTGATAATATTGATTACCATCACGTGTATATCCAATTACATCAGCAATTGAACCATAAGAATAATTAAGAACACCCTTTACTTCATCTTGATATAAGGTTTGTCCTTTTAAATCACGAGGATCATAGGCAGCATCTAAATTAACAACAACTAAATCTTCAGTAATTCTATAATCAGCATCAGAAGGTTTAATTGTTTGTTCAAATGGTTTTACAACAACTGCTTTTGAACCATATAATGCACGGAACAAAATTTCAAAAGAATCATCAGTTCCTTTTGTTTTATAGAGATCTTTTGCTTGTTTTGCAAAAAGAGCAGGATTAAGTCCACTTACAAAAGTTCTATCTTGCAATCCTGGTACATATAGTCCCTTATACTTCTTAAAGAACTCAGCAAGGAAAAGATTACTTAAATTTGTTACAGTATCTCCATCATCATGATCAGAAGATGATGAAGTACTAAATTCTACTCTATCCTGTTCTGCACTATTGAATAGAGAAGTTATTGCACTAAAACCGCGCTTACATCCAAAGAACTGTCTTTTATCTTTACTTGTATATGTTATTATCTCATTATTAATTTTTAAATATCCATATCTGTCAGGAAACCCAACTGTAGAGTCTACTGCAATAGTAGTGGCGAATGCAGTAATATCACCATCTAATTCTGTAGTGGATACTAAATTCTTTTCAGCAAATGCATCGTTTTTGATATATTGATCAATATTCTCAGCGATATCAACAGGACCACCTTGGAATTCTTGTGATTTATAATATTGCTCTAAAAATTCTCCAAATAATGGAGACTCACTTCTAATCTGTTCCGGGATCTGCTGTGATACAACAGCAGAAGTTTTAGCTCTTGTTTCTATCATTAGTATGAGTATCCGCCGCTGGAAGTGTTACCTGTTACTTCAACTGAATTAAATGATGTAGATGTTGTATAAGTGGTTGCATATGATGTGTCAACCTCTTGTACGTTTGTAGCCTCAGTTCCTGTTACTGTTGCATACTGTGGAATACCTCTAACCAAAGGAGACTCACGATCATCTCTACCATTAGGGAAACTAGAACTAACTACGTAGTTAGAACCAGAAATATCTGCACCAGATGAAATAGTGTCAGAAACCATAGTAACAAGACTGTTACTAGTATCTAGTTGCAAATAAAGGTCCTGTAATCCGATGACATCATATGACTTCGGAGTTCCACTAATCTGAATAATTGGTTGATCCGTACTGAGTACAGTAGAATTAATAATAATAGCATTAATTAGAATTTCACCCTTTGTATATTCAATAGTACCTATATTATTTCTAATAATAGCAACCTGGTTAGAAGAAAGAAGTTTAAAGAGTATTAAACGTCCTGTTTTTCTATCTGGGTTTGGAATATCAGAAATATAGACAGTTCCACTTATACCACTAACAGAGAAACCAGAAGATTTGATATTAAAACCATTTAATGAGTTAACATTAAATGCATTACCATAACAAAACTCATATGTTGCTAAATCGGACAAAGCAGGTCTCAAATCCCTCCTCATCGCTATTCTAGTGATGTTAGAGGTAATAGCGGAGTCTGTTTGGTCGATTAAACGTATTGCCTTAGAGAACTTAAATCGCGCTCCAAAGGTGTTGATTTCACTTGCCCTAGCATATGTATTCAAAGTCTTTGTAATCGCCGTTTTAAGGGCATTTACGCTATTCGTAGTGTTTGCGTTGTAATATACACTACTATCCATTTCAACATACAGATATTTGAGATCTATAATGTTTGGAAGGATTCCTGCGACTGTATAACGCTTTAATTTATTCTTAAGTTCAATTTTTTCAATTTGAGACAAATATTTGCCATTTTTTGGTTTTATGCTAATAAAAACCTTTCCATATTGTGGAGGACTTGTATCTTCACCTCCATAAACAGAAACTGATTCTGTATTGGAGTAAATATTCGCAATAATCGCTTTATAGTCGTCTGCAGTCACTGCACGGTTCTGTGCAGAGTAAACTAAAGGCGCATATTTCTTAATTGACGAAACAGACTCAATATCATCGCCATTTTCAGCTGCATTAATGGTAGTTAAGTCAGAAATTCCTTCTGTAACAGTAACTCCAGAATTATCTTCAATATTTCCAGTAAAAGTAAAGGAATTTACGCCATTTGCGTCCTTTCCATTTGTAGAAATGTAATTTACACTGATATAATTTGAATCTTCAAGTTTTTTGCCGAATTTTCCATCTCCAAAGATAACTTCATACTTCTCATCAGCAACTTCTTGTAAAAGGAAGATTAAAGAGGTGTTTGTAACGTCAATTATATTATCAGTTAAGGTATAAATCGTTTTTAGGTTAGTTGCAGAACTATTTGGCGATACTGTTACCTTAATTGTCGATGTATCAATGTTTGCATTGGGTAAAATGAACTTTTCAATAGGAACACCCTCTCCAGTCTCCCTATAAGTGAAAGTTTTCTTTAAATATGACCCTTCGAAGATGTCAACATCATTAAATTCTGCAATATTATCTACAACAGGTACAGTTACGTCATTCATTATGGCAAAACTGTAATTTGTTGAAGCAAAACTGTTAGAA